CGGCACAGCATTTATCTGTTGCGAGGACTATATTCCAGATGTCCTAAACAAGTACGAGGTCGACCCCTCCACGGTCTGCCAGTACACCGGTCTGACCGACAAGAACGGGAAGAAGATTTTTGATGGGGATGTTGTAAGACGAGAAACCGATTACTACGGAAAGCATAAAGTTTATGACGAACCAGTTGTATGGGAAGATGACATAGAAAAGGGTTTTTTGGGAGAACCGTACACAAGCGGATATTGCATTCACGGCGGTAATTGGGAAGTCATCGGTTCCATCCACGACGGGGAGGGGGGCAATCATGCTTAAGCTAAAGAACTGCCCGCATTGCGGCGGAGAAGTAATGCTCTGTAGATTGAATACTATGGTTTCTGTTGCAGAGTTTTCTGTCGTATGCACAGAGTGCGGACTAGAAACGCGCATTTATGCAAACCCGATGGCGAATTGCTGCTTTGATATGGGCGAAGCGGTCAGGAGCATCACCGAAAAATGGAACAGGCGAGACGGGGAGGGCGGGCAGCATGAGGGAGGTAGACAATGACCGAAACCGAAGTGATCTCTATTGATCGTCACGGCCAGCGGAAGGAGTATCCGTCGATCAAATCTGCAGCAGAGGATGTTGGTGTTCGCCCTTGCCGGATTTCTACCGCCTGTGTTACCGCCCACCGCTGCGCGGGACGGTATTGGATCAAGAAGGAGGATATGGATGGTTCGTAGATACCATTTCCCGGGCGATATGTACTCCGACGCACAGTGGGAATGGGTAGCCGCCAAACGCGCAGAGGGGTACTCCATGCGGCAGCTATCAACTTTCTTGGGGCTTAACACGGATGCGATTTTAACGGCGTTGCGGGTCCGAGGATTAGCACCGCAGGAAAGACCGACAGAGCCGCTTAACAGAGACGAGTTTAACGCATTGGCGGAGGTGGACGATGCCAGCTAAGCCGGTGGTATCTGTCAGCAATGATGGGACCGTTACTGAATACCCGTCTGAAAAAGCCGCCGCAGAGGCCCTTGGAGTTGCCAGGAGTCAAATATCCGTGGCCTGCAATACATCTTGGCGATGCGCCGGCATGAAGTGGTACAGGAAAGGAGAGATGCCCGGTGAATGAGTTCCCGGAACGGCTTAGGCGGTTAAGGGAAAGAAACAGGCTGAGCAGATACAAGCTTTCCGAGCTGTGCGGGATATCGTCTGACCAAATCAGAAGGTATGAACTTGGGAACAGAAAACCAGGGACGGACGCTCTGGAGGCAATAGCTGATTATTTTGAAGTGTCAACAGATTACTTACTTGGACGAACAGACTATCCATGCGTAGTTAAACCTTTATCGTCTCATAAGAAAATTTGAAAATTCCTCCTTTTTGAGGAATTGCCAGTTGAACTTATGCGACAATGGAGCATGAGGGAGTAACTTCCCCATGCTCCTTCTTTTTTCCTCCCCTTTCGGGCTGTGACCAACCACGGCCCAAAGGACAACCCACTCCCCCGGCAGGGTATCTAGTAAGCAGATATTAAACGGAAAGGAGAGCCTCTCTTGTACGTTTCCTGCCGGGGGACTCCCTTCACGTTAACCCGCTCCAGAGTTTCGCAATCGAAGCCGACATGCGGAGCAGATAACGACTGAGCGGTGGCGGAATAAGGTAGACGCAAGTGGTTCAGGCATGAGAACCCCGTAGAGTGTGCGCACGCGAAGCGGAAAAGATGCCATGTGAGGTGCAAATCCTCACCCGCTCAAATATGCCGCCCAGCAGTTGCAGGAGACGGGGGCGGAAAGATCAATATTGAGGGGTTACGCATGGCGGGGTGATCTCCCGCCGCCTCTCCTGACATATACGAAAGGAGAACCCTCAAATGAAAGAACTTCTGGTATTCAATTCAAACGGCAAGAATGTTGTGGACAGCCGGGATGTGGCTGAGATGACTGGGAAACGGCATGACCACCTTATCCGGGATATTGCAGGATACGCCAAAATTCTGTCTGAAAATACTCACCCCAAATCTGGGGGCAGTGAAGCTGAGCGCAAAATTGCGCCTAGTGATTTCTTCATTCCGCATGTGTATCAAGACAGTACGGGTAGAACACTTCCCTGCTATCTTCTCACAAAGAAGGGCTGCGACATGGTTGCAAACAAGATGACCGGGGAAAAGGGCGTCTTGTTCACTGCGGCTTATGTGACGGCTTTTGAAAGAATGCGGGAGAAGATCACCAGTGAAAATGCTGTCCTTCCGAGAGATTATCCATCTGCGCTTCGGGCGCTTGCGGATGCAGAAGAAAAGCGCATGGCCCTTGAGACAGAACTAGATAGGAGCAAGGAATGGTATTCCATCAAGCGAGTGGCACATCTGAATGGAGTATCATATAAGGTTTTTGACTGGCGGAGGCTCAAGCTTGAGAGCCAACGGCAGGGCTATGGGGTTAAAAAGATTTTCGATGCCAATTATGGCGAAGTCAATACTTACCATGTGAACGTTTGGGAAACAGTTTACCCCAATATGGAGCTTTGATACAAGGGCGTGCCCGTCTCGCTGAAATGATGGGAGGGACGGGTACGGGGAATGTTTGATTGAGGTGGTGAGTCCATTGTGGCAAAAGGTAAGTATCAGAGGTGGCTGGAGCCAGACGGGCTCCTGCTTCTGGAAGGATGGGCTTGGGCCAGGCGCCTGGGCGTGTCAGATTCGGACACGGAGGGAGATCATGGGCTTTGACTATACCAGCAGGCGCTGGGAACATAAGCGGGCGGCCATCCTCCGCAGAGACGGATACCGCTGCGTGTGGTGCCGGCGCTACGGACGCAACCGCCCGGCGGTGGTGGTCCATCACATCAAGCACGTGGACGAGTATCCGGAGCTGGCCTACGAGGACAGCAACCTGGTGAGCCTGTGCCAGGGGTGTCACAACAAGGCACACCCGGAGAAGGCACGGGCGGCAACGTACGGCCGCAGGTACTGATCCCCCCCACCCAAGGCCCCCCAGCCGGGGGCCCTTGGAGACCGGTGGGTGGAACTTTTTCCAATAGAGCCCCCGTATGAGACTTTTTCGGGGAGGAGGCGAGGCTTTTGGGGCGAATTGCAATCACGCGTGAAACCATTAAGGCGCAAACCGTGACGGCCATGAAAAAGATGGGTACTTTTTCCCCAGAATATGAGCCGATAATCGATATTTACGCCGGATTGCGAGAGCAATATTACCGGCTTAACACGGAGTATGTGGACGGAAAAAGCTACCATTACGCGACCCCGACAGCGGACGGCGGCGCCAAAAAATCCCCTCTCTCCATGACCATTGAGAGCCTGCGCAAGGACATCCTGCTGTACTCCGACCGGCTGATGCTCAACCCCAAGTCCCGGGCCGACGCCGGAAAGGGAAAGCCCAAGAAATCCAGGCTGGCGGAGGCGCTGAAGGATGGCCCGTAAAAAGGCGGAGCGTTTCCCCAACTGGGCGACGGTCATGGAGTATGTGGACTCCATCCTAGAGGGGCGGAAGATCGCCTGCCAGGAGCTGATCCAGGCGTGCCAGAGGTTCAAACGGGATCTGGATGACCCAACCTGGGACTTCCGACCTAGGGATGCGGAGTTTGTAATCCGGATCATCGAGACCACCTTCGTCCACCAGCAGGGAGAGCGCCTGGACGGGACCCCGCTGCGGGGGCAGCCGTTCCTACTGGAGCCATTCCATAAGTTCATCGTGTACAACCTTCTGGGATTCTTTCTGACGGGGACCAAGGAGCGGCGGTACAAGGAGGCCCTGATCTATATCCCCCGGAAAAATATCAAGACGTCGTTTGCTGCGGCGCTGGCCTGGGGCCTGGCGCTGCTGAACCGGCGGAGCGGGTCCAAGGTCTACATTGTGGCTGCGGCCCTGAAGCAGAGCCTGGAGTCTTTCAACTTCATCAATTTCAACTTGGAGCAGATGGGGGAGAAGGATAACTTCCGGGTGATCGACAACAACCAGGAGCACAGCATTCAAGGCGACCTGGGGGACGGGTCCATCTTCATCCAGGCCCTGGCGGCCAACCCGGACCGCCAGGATTCCCTGAACTGCAACGTGGCTATCGCAGACGAAATGCACGCCTACAAGACCCCGAAGCAGTACAACATCATCCGGGAGGCCATGAAGGCCTACACCAACAAGTTGATGATCGGCATCTCTACGGCCGGTGACAATGAGCAGGGCTTCCTGGGGCAGCGGCTGAAATACTGCCGCAAGGTCCTGGACGGGACCATCAGGGATGACCAGTATTTTATCTTCATGTGCTGCGCACCAGAAGGCGTCAAGGACGGGACCGTGGACTTCACGGATCCCAAGATCCAGGAGATGGCCAACCCGGCGTACGGTGTCAGCATCCGGCCGGCGGACATCCTCAACGATGCTCTGCAGGCGGTCAACGACCCGCAGCAGCGAAAGGACTTTTTCGCAAAATCGCTGAATGTCTACACCAACGCTATGCGGGCCTGGTTCGACATCGATGAGTTCCGCAAGAGCGATGCGGGCTACGACTGGACGCTGGAGCAGCTGGCCAAGCTGCCCATTGACTGGTATGGAGGCGCGGACCTCTCCAAGCTCCACGACCTGACGGCGGCGGCCCTGTTCGGCCACTACAAGGATGTGGATATTATCATCACCCACGCATTTTTCCCGGTGGTGGCGGCCCATGTCAAGGCGGATCAGGATCAAATCCCGCTGTTCGGCTGGGCGGATGATGGATGGCTGACGCTGTGCAACTCCCCGACGGTCAATCACGCCGATGTGGTCAACTGGTTCATCGACATGCGGCGGCGGGGCTTCAAAATCCGCCAGGTGGGCCATGACCGGAAATTCTGCCGGGAATACTTCGTGGCGATGAAAAATGCCCGGTTCAAAATCATCGACCAGCCGCAGTATTACTACAAAAAGTCCGAGGGCTTCCGACATATCGAGGCAGCAGCCAAGAACGGGAATCTCTACTACCTCCACAGCGAGGCCTATGAATACTGCGTGGCCAATGTGACCGCCGTGGAAAAGACGGACGACATGGTCCAATATGACAAGATCCGGCCGGAGCAGCGGATCGACCTGTTTGACGCCTCCGTGTTCGCCTGTATCCGGTACCTGGAGAACATGGAGAAATCCCAGAAGGCAAAGGAGTGGCTTGGAAAGTGAGTAAGAGACGGCGGGCGCGGCCGGCGCCCAGAGAGCGCCCTAAGCAGACCCGGAGCATGGCATGGCTGTGTGCCCCGGATACATACGACAGCCTTTGCTGCCAGGGCTATGTGAGCCTGGCGGCAAATCCGGAGATCTGCGCCGGTGTTGATACCATCGCCCGGCTGGTGGGGTCCATGACCATCCACCTGATGGAGAACCGGGAGGACGGGGACGTCCGCATCCTCAATGAGCTGAGCCGCAAGATCGACATCGAGCCCAATGCCTACATGACACGAGCGGACTTCGTTCACTGGATTGTGCGGACCATGTACCTGGAGGGAAACGGCAACGCTGTGGTGTGGCCACGTACTCGTGCGGGCATCATCCAGGACCTGCAGCCCATCCCGTCGGCCTTTGTTGCATTTATCCCGGACGGCTGGGGCTACCGGGTAATCGTCAACGGCAAAGAGTATGATCCGGACGACGTGCTCCACTTCGTTCTTAATCCGGATCCGTTGTATCCCTGGCTTGGGACGGGGTATCGGATCTCCCTGGCGGACGTGGCCCAGAACTTAAAACAGGCAGCGACCACCCAGAAAGGGTTCATGGAATCCAAGTGGAAACCGTCCCTGATCGTCAAGGTGGATGCTCTGACGGAGGAATTTTCCAGCCCGGAGGGGCGCCGGGTACTGCTGGAGAGCTACATTGACACCGCCCGAGCCGGAGAGCCCTGGATGATCCCGGCGGAGCAGTTTGAGGTGGAGCAGGTGAAGCCCCTGACCCTGAGTGATCTGGCCCTGGACGCCATGGTGACGCTGGACAAGCGGACCGTGGCGGCGGTGCTGGGAATCCCGGCTTTCGTGCTGGGCGTGGGAGACTTCAATCGGGACGCCTGGAACAACTTCATCAACACAACGATCATGCCCCTGGCCCGGAACATGGAGCAGGAGCTGACGAAAAAGCTGCTGTATTCGCCCGGCTGGTTTTTCCGGTTCAACTCCTGGAGCCTGTTTTCCTACTCCATCAACGAGCTGGTGAGCGCCGGTGCGGAGATGGTGGACCGGATGGCCCTGCGGCGGAACGAGTGGCGCGGCTGGGTCAACCTGCCGCCGGATCCGGAGATGAACCAACTGCTGGCCCTGGAGAACTACATCCCTGTAGAAAAACTGGGAGACCAAAATAAACTCAACGGAGGTGAGTGAGACGGAAAGACGGTTTTCAATCCCCCGGGACGGACAGTTCCGGACCCGGGCGGAGGACGGCAATCTCTATATTGAGGGATACTTCGCTGTCTACAATTCCCGCTATGACCTGTGGGATGGTGCCTATGAGACCATCGCCCCGGGCGCCTTTGACGGGGAGACGGAAGGCGATGTCCGGGCCCTGACCAACCACGACACAACGCTGGTGCTGGGCAGGACCACGGCGGGGACCCTGACCCTGCGGACCGACGAGACGGGACTGTGGGGCTCCATCATCGTCAACCAGGCAGACCAGGACGCTATGAACCTGTACGAGCGGGTCAAGCGGGGTGACGTGTCCCAGTGCTCCTTCGGCTTTGACATCCTGGACCAGGATGTGCAGTATCAGGACGGCGAACCCACGGTGTGGATCATCCGAAAGGTCCGGCTGTACGAGGTAAGCGTGGTGACCTTCCCGGCCTACACGGACACCTCCGTAGAGGTCCGGCGCACTGAGTTCGCCGACCTGAAGAAGCGGCGCAGCGAGGCCTGGAAAGCCAAGACGCTGGCGAGACTGCGAGGCGTCCATGCGGATGCCTGATAGACAACGATTTTTTGGAGCGAAAGGAGAAAAATCATGCTGAAGATCCTGATTCTAAAGCGGCAGCTGGATGCCAAGCGCAGCGAGCTAAAGGCCCTGGAGGACAAGGATGCTGAGTTTCAGACCCGGGAGGCGGAGCTGGAGACGGCCATCGGCGAGGTGGAGCCCGGCAACGCCGAGCAAGAGGCCGCCGTCACCGCCGAGGTGGACGCCTTTGAGGCGGACAAGGCCGCCCACGAGACTGCCAAGCAGACCCTGTCTGCGGACATTGAGAGCCTGGAGACCGAGCTAGCGGACCTGGAGCGCCAGGCCCCGGCTCCCAAGACCCCGGAAAAGCGGGAGAAAGTGAGAGGTGACGTACACATGGAAACCAAGATTAACATTCGTTCCCTGCCCATGGGCCGTCGGGCCTTTGATGCCCTTCCCATGGAGCAGCGGCAGGCCATCGTAGCGCAGCCGGAGGTACAGGAGTTCCTGGGCAAGATGCGCGGCATGAAGGGCCAGAGCCGGGCGGTGACCGGTGCGGAGCTAACCATCCCGGTGGTGTTCCTGGACCTGATTGCGGAAAACATGTTCCGGTATTCCAAGCTGATGAACCGGGTTCGGATGCGCAATGTGACCGGCGAGGCCCGGCAGACCATCGCGGGCACCGTTCCAGAGGCCGTCTGGACCGAGATGTGCGGTGCCATTAACGAACTGACCTTCGTGTTTAATCAGATTACCCTGGACAGCTACAAGGTCGCCGGCTTTGTGCCCGTGTGCAACTCCATTCTGGAGGACAACGACATCAATCTGGCCAGCTGGATCGTGGAGATGCTGTCCGAGTCCATTGGCTTGGCCAAGGACAAGGCCATCCTGTACGGCAAGGGCAGCGCCTACCACATGCCCATGGGCATTGTGACCCGCCTGGCCCAGGCCACCGCCCCGGACAACTACCCCGCCAACGCGCCCGCCTGGGTGGACCTGCATGAGAGCAATATCCTGAAGATCGGCGGTGACAGCGTCACCGGCGCCCAGTTCTGGGCCCAGCTGATGGAAGCTACTGGGGCCACCTACACCAAGTACAACCGTGGAACCATGTTCTGGGCGATGAACAGCAAGACCTATGCCACTCTGAAAAGCAAGCTCATCACTTTTACCGCCACTGGCGACGTGGTGGCCAATCTGTTCGGGTCTCTGCCTGTGGTTACCGGTGATATTGATATCCTGGAGTTCATTCCGGACGGCGATATCGTCGGCGGATATGGAGACCTTTACCTGTGGGCACAGCGGGCCGGTATGACCATTGAGCAGAGCCGGGAGGTGCAGTTCATCCAGGACAACACCGTGTTCAAGGGAAAGGAGCGGGCGGACGGCCAGCCTATCATTCCCGGCGCCTTCGTGGCCATCAACATCAACAATCAGGCGGTGACCACCGCTATGGACTTCGCGGCGGATACCGCCAACGATGCCCAGCTGGCGAATCTGACTCTGACCGGCGCCTCCATCTCCTTTGATCCGGAGACATACACCTACACCGCCACGGCCACCAACAACTCCCTGAAGATCGAGGCTACCCCGGCCCAGGCGGCGGCACAGGTGGCCATCTCCGCAAACGGCAAGAACGTGCGTAACGGCGGTACCGTCACCCTGACTGCCTCCACCCTGACCCCCATCACCGTGACGGTGACCCAAGGCAATGCGGTGCGGGTCTACACACTCAACATTACCGGCGCAGCGGGCTAATCGGCCGTGTGTCCGAATCGGACACGTGGCATGACATGAAATTCAGCAAAGCGAAAGGAGACATTGGACATGGGCGAGCAGGCGATCTTGACCGCCTTAAAGGTGGATTTGCAGATCTCAACATCTGCAATGGATACATATTTGGGGCAGCTGATCACTGCCGCCCGGTCCTATATATCCCGCGAAGGCATCACCCTGACGGAGAGCGTTGAGGATGGGATGCTGGTGGAGATGTATGCGGCGTATCTCTATCGCCGCCGGCGCGAGGAGAACGTGCAGATGCCCCGGATGCTTCGGTGGGCGCTGAACAACCGCCTGTTTTCCCAGAAAGCGAGGGGGACCTGATGGATGACGTGTTGGTCCTGGTGCAGCCGCAGCTGGTCCAGAATGACATCGGCGATTTTGTGCCGGCCGGGCCGCCTCTGACACAGCAGATATTTGGGTCCATCAGCTCCGTCAACCGTGCGGAGTGGTACAGCGCCGGCCAGGAAGGCCGAAAGCCTGAGCTGGTCTTTACCACCCCGATCATCAATTACAGCGGTCAGCCGGAGGCGGAGTACCACGGGACGCGATATAGCATTTACCGCACCTATCTCCGCCAGGGGTCCGATGAGATGGAGCTGTATCTGGAGCGAAAGGTAGGAGTGCAGAGTGAACATCAGAGCTGAGGACCTGGTGGATGCCGTCTCCGAAGAACTCGATATATATGCCAACGAGGTCGCTGATACGGTCAAAAAAACCGTAACCGCCGTGGCAAAGGAAACCGTGAAGGTTGTCAAGCAGAAGAGCCCCTCGGCATCCGGGGCCTACAAAAAGTCATGGGCACAGAAAAAAACCTATGATAACACCGGCAGTATCCAGATCACCGTATACAACCGCAAGCACTATCAGCTGACCCACCTGCTGGAGAACGGCCACGCCAAAAGGAACGGTGGACGGACACGGGCGTTCCCACATATCGCCCCTGCGGAAGAATTCGCAGAGCGCGAACTGGAACAAGAGCTTCGGAGGAAATTGGGGGAAGGAAGTCCATGAGCCTGGAGGAAATCAAAAAACTGCTGGAAACAACCGGCCTTCCGGTGGCTTACCGGGCGTTCCCTGTGGGAAATGCCCCGCCGCTCCCCTTTATTTGCTATCTGTTCGCCAGCACGAACAATTTTAATGCCGATGATGTGGTGTATCAGGTCATCAACCGCATCACCATTGAGCTGTACACGGAAAGCAAGGACCTGGAAGCAGAAAACGCGGTAGAGGCTGCTTTGAAGGACCTGTGCTGGGAAAAGTCTGAGGAATACCTGGATGACGAGCAATGCTATGAGATCATATACGAAATTGAGGTGTGACAATGCCTACCAATACTCCTAACAAGGTCAAATACGGCCTCAAAAATGCCCATTACGCGCTCCTTACCATCGGCGAGGACGGAACGGTTACATACGGGAACCCCGTTCCCATTCCCGGATCTGTCAACCTGACCATGGACGCCCAGGGTGATACGTCGACATTCTATGCCGACAACATGGCGTATTTTGTGACCGCTGCGAATGATGGTTACTCCGGCACTTTCGAGGTCGCGCTGATCCCCGATCGGTTCCGCCAGGATGTGCTTCATGAGACCATGGACGAGGCCGCACAGGTGCTGGTGGAGAATATCAACAACCAGACAAGTCCCTTTGCCCTGCTCTTTGAGTTTGACGGCGATAAGAAAGCCACCCGCCATGTGCTGTACAACTGTACATGCACCCGCCCCAGCGTCTCAGGAGGCACCACGACCAACACCAAGGAACCCTCCACCGAGACGATGAACCTGACGGCCTCGCCCCTGCCCAACGGCAATACAAAGGCCCGGACAACGGTGGACACGCCGGCCGCCCAGTACGCTGGCTGGTATGACGCGGTATGGAAGCCGCTTGGGCAGTTGGTGGTGACCAGTGCCGCCGGCGCGACGTCCGGCAAGACAGCTCTGACAGTCGCTCCCGAGCTGACCAGCGGGAACAGCTATAAGTATCAGACCTCCGCCTCTGTGGCGCTTCCGGCCTATGGAGAGGCGCTCAGTGACGGATGGACCGACTGGGACGGCAGCGAGGAGCTCACCGCCACCACCGGGCAGCAGATCGCTGTGGTGGAGGTCAACGCCGATGACCAGGCGATGGCCGGCGGCGTTGCCACGGTCACCTCTAACGGAGGCTGACCATGGAGAAAACGATTGAGATTGACGGCCGCCCGGTGACGTTCCGGGCGACCGCCGCAATCCCCAGATTGTACAGGATCCGGTTCCACCGGGACATCATGCAGGACATGGCCCTCATGCGTAAAGAGATCCTCAAGGCCCAGAAGGAGAAAAAGAGTGTCCCTGTGGACATGCTCACCGTTTTTGAAAATGTGGCGTTCCTGATGGCCAAGCACGCGGACCCCAGCATAGAGGCAAATACCGTAGAGGATTGGCTGGAGACCTTCAGCTCCTTCAGCATCTACATGGTATTCCCCGTGATCTCCGAACTCTGGACGGAAAATATCCGGACCCTTGTGGAGGCTAAAAAAAAACAAGGCCGATAGACCGGTCGATGACTACTGCCCTGTTCCTGCTGCGGGCAGCACAGATGGGCTTATCCATGTCAGACCTGGACTTGCTCACGATTGGAATGGTCTGGGACATGATGACGGAAGCCGCCAATGACCACTGTACGTACGAGCAGCTCCCGACACAGGACGATTTTGACAGCTTTTAAGGAGGTGTCCCGTTTTGGCAAGCAGAATCAAAGGCATCACCATTGAGATCAACGGCGACACCACAAAACTCAGCCAGGCGCTGCGCGAGACCGACACACAGCTTACTACTGTGCAGAAGAACCTGCGGGATGTGGAGCGGCTTCTAAAACTGGACCCCACCAATACAGAGCTGCTTGCCCAGAAGCAGCGGCTTCTGGCGGAGCAGTCCGCCCTCGCGGCGGATCGGCTGGCGCAGATGGAGGATGCTGCGAATCATCTCGACAGCTCTCTCAGTCAGAGCCAGCTGGATGATTTCAATCTGGAGCTGGATTTGACGCGGGCCCGGGCGTCCCTCGCGGAGCAGGAACTCCGGGATTTTGAGCAGAGGCTGAACGATGTGGATGACTCCGCGGAGGACTCTTCGGACAGTCTGAACGACGTGGGCGATGCCGCAGACGGGATGGACGATGGCTTTTCCCTGGCGGACGGGGTCATTTCCAACTTTGTGGGCGGCGCAATGACCAAGCTGCTGGATATTGCGCTTCAGGCCGCTGAGGCCATCTGGAATCTAGACGAAGCCACGGAGGAGTACCGGGAATCCATGGCCCTGCTGAATACCGCGTTTGAGACCGCGGGATTCGGGGCGGACACGGCGAAGCAGGCCTATGAGGGCTTTTACACGATTCTCGGAGATACGGGGCAAGCCACAGAGGCGTCCCAGCTGCTATCCCAGCTTGCCACAAACGAGCAGGATGTGGCAGAGTGGATCGACATTGCCGCAGGCGTCTATGGCACCTTTGGAGAATCCATCCCAATTGAATCGCTGATTGAAGCGGCCAATGAAACGGCCAAAACCGGACAAGTCACCGGAACCCTGGCGGACGCCTTGAATTGGGTCGGGTTGAGTGAGGAGGAAGTAAATAGCCAGCTATCTATGCTGAATGACGAGAGCCTCCGCGCTCGGCTGTTGATGGACACACTATCTAACACATACAAGACCGCCAGCGAGTCTTTCTACGAAAACAGTGAGGCCATCCGTGAGTCACGGCAGGCTCAACTGGAGATGGATGATACTTTGGCCATACTGGGACAGTCTGTGGCGAACCTCAAGACACAGCTGGCCGAAGCCTTTGGGCCAAGCGTCCTTGAGTTGATATCTGCCATCGCGGATTTGTTGGAAACGTTGTCCCCAATTATCAACCTTATCCTCAAAAATATTATCACTGTCATTGATGCAGTGACGCTCCTAATCGGACTACTTGCGGATGCGGTGGGTTGGCTCCTTGATCTGCTGGGCCTTGGCGGGAAAGGCGGAGATATTGAGGTCACAACATCCGGTTCCGGGAGCCGTACCATGGCGGACGCTTCGACTTACAGCATCCCCGCATTTGCGTCCGGCGGCGTGATTCCGCCAAACAATCCTTTCCTGGCCGTCCTGGGCGATAACCGGCAGGAGCCGGAGGTGGTTGCTCCCTATTCCACCATCAAGCAGGCCGCCCGGGATGCCATGGCCGAGCGCGGAGGGACTGGGCAGATCACCATTGTGCTGCGGGCAGCAGATGGATTTACGCGGAATCTCTCCTATTCGCTGGATCAGGAATCCGCCCGGCAAGGCGTGCGCCTGGTCAGCACAAAGGGGGTATGAGCGTGCAGGTTATCATGGATGGTGTATCTTACCGGCTCAATGTGCGCTATGAGACCCTGGGGCGATCTTTCCGGCTGGACGAAGGCCAAAACGCCGGAACAATGCTTTCCGGAGACTACACCAGAGACCTCATGGGCACCTATTACGATTATTCCATGGAGGTGGAGCCGGATCCCCGGTTTCCGGCCGACTACGATGCCTTTTACGAGGCAATCTCAGCCCCAGTCCCCAGCCACAGCCTTACCCTCCCGTATGGGCAGAGCACCATCACCTTTGACGCAATGGTCTCCGAAGGTACAGACCTCTATCGGGGGAAAGTGGCCAACCGCACACGCTGGGGAGGCCTGCAGGTACAGTTCACGGCCAAAAAGCCACAGAGGACGCCTACATGAATCAGATTATTTACAGCAAATGGGTGTTTGAGGATGACGACATCCGCTCCGCACAAATCTACCGCGCCACGTCCCTGATTGCGGACAGTTTGGAGCCAAACACCTTAAACGCCACAGTCCGGTGCAGTGACAGCAGCATCCTCGAATTCGAGCAAGATACCCGGTTGACCTATATCCACGGCACAGATCTGCCGGCCTATTTTTACATCCAGGACATCACCCGCACGGGCCCGGACGAGTACGCAATATCCGCAATGTCCGCCATTGGGCGGCTCATCCACGGGGAGCAACACTACGGCGGCATCTACACCGGGCAGACCGTGGGACAAGTTATCCCGGAAATCTGCGGCCCGGTGACCTGCATCGTCAAAACCAATCTGCAAGACGTACAGATATATGGTTGGCTGCCAATCGCATCCCGCCGGGACAATCTGGCGCAGATCCTGTTTGCCGTCGGCGCATGGATCAGGGATGATCTGGATGGAGTCCTCCACATTGAGCGGCTTTGGGACGGGTATACCGCCAATATCACGCAGGCGCAGATCTACCAGGGTCCCAGTATGTCCTACGGGGCAAAGGTCACGCAAGTGGTTGTCACAGAGCACCAGTACGTTCAGGGGGGAGAGGAGGTCACGCTCTTTGAGGGACAGTCCCGGCAGGGCGATATCATCACATTCTCCGAGCCCGCGTACAACCTTCGTGCCTCTGGGTTCAGCATTTTGGAGAGCAATGCCAACTATGCCAAGATCACGGCTGGAAATGGCACACTTATAGGCTCGGCCTATATCCACAATACCCGCCAGGTCTCAGCTGATGTCTCCCAGGCAGCAGAGCCCAATGCGGTGACTGTATCGGACGCCACTCTGGTGTCCCTGGTCAACTCATCCGATGTGGCCCAGCGTCTGGCGCAGTATTACGCCTGCCTGGCTACTTTTGACGGAGACATCCTGCCGGGACAACAGCTGGATGGCAATGTGGTCGGCATCTATGATCCGTTTGACCGACAGATGGTCCAGGCGTGCCTCAAGAGCCTGGACATCAAAATATCCGGAACGCTCAAGGCCACCGTATCTGCACTGGTGGGATTCAAGCCGCCGCAGGTGGATGACTCCCAGACGCTGGATGAGCGCATCGTGCTCACCGGATCAGGGACTTATCAAATTCCTACCGAAACAACTTTAATCCGCTATGTTTTAATAAGCGGAGGCCAGGGTGGACATTGCGGGCAAAAAGGTGGGGATGTTGGCACGTCGCCATCTGTATCCTGGACCGATCCTCCACCATTTGAGAACCAGTTACGCGGCTGCGGACTTGCGAACGGCGGTGCGGGCGGAGACGGCGGTGTTCCGGGCGCGGGTGCCAGAATCCTTGAAGGAACCCTGGATATCTCCGGGATAGACTCTATTGTATACAGCTGCGGCGTAGGTGGCCTGGGTGCTGCCTATGACCCGGATGATCCGGATGGCTCTGCCGGCAGCGATACAGAACTCGGCGCTGCAACCACAGCTGGAGCACAAGCCCCGGAGGCTGGATACACAGATCCCCTCACCGAGGAAAAATACGGAGGAATTGGAGATCAAGGAATCCCTGGAGGAAAAGGTGCAGGAAAGGCAGCCAAAGTCACAACCATCAACAGTGATACTGTCCAGCTCTTTGACCCCGCTGAAAACGTTACCGACGAGGACGGCAAAACTTGGAACGGAGGCTTGACAGAATCCGATACAGATGATCCAAAACGTGTCGCTGTGAAGACACGGAAGAATGACGGCGCTTACATTTGGTATAGTCGAGGTTTAGGTGCAGGTGCAGCCGCTGGTAAAAATGGTAAGGGCCCCGGGCCCGATGCATCGGTGTCTGTACGATCTTCATCAATTAAGGCTACTGCTGCATCTGGTGTAAATGGCGCGACACCAACCTTGACGCCCAAAAAGCCTGCCCAGTATGGCAAAGGTGGCCGCGGTGGTTATGGCGGCGGCGGTGCCAGCTCAGGAGGACTTGCCGTTGGCTCCACAGATTCCTCGGATTACACGGTATCAATCACCGCCGGAACCGGGGGAATCGGCGGTAATGGCGGTCCTGGGGGCCCTGGCGGAGATGGCTGTATCATCCTGTACATCAGCCGACGCGTTCCACAGGAACGCGGGCCTCTGGTAACATCGGACACAAAATGGTTTTTAGACAAGCATGGCAGAAGATTCATCACGTGAGGAGGTACAAATGGCAACGATTGAAGAACTCGCTGCAAAAGTTGCTGAACTCGAACAGCAGATGGCAGCAATCACGGCCCCGCCTACCGAGTATTACACCAGTGCATACAGTGGAGAGGAAATTGATGCAGCTGTCAAAAAAGTATCTGAAGGATTGGCTGGCGGCGTAGCCTCCTTCAATGGCCGGACCGGTGTGGTGTTGCCCCAGTCCGGGGACTACAACGCCACGCAGATCCCGGTGAGCGGAGAGCCGGAGGCGGAGACCGTTGCGGCGGCTTTGTCCAATAAAACGCCCGCGGGGTTTGGGCTGGGCGGACAATCCAAAGAACTTACCTCTGGTGATGACCTAAACACTATCTGGGAAAATGGCTGGTATCGGTGGGGATCAAGGAGTCCGCAAAATGCTCCTAAAATGACATCTGATGTTGGTGGGGCAGGCTACATATTTGCACGGGTTACAAATTATGATGCCCAAAATGTCCTACAGGAATATTGGTCACTTAACCAAAGCGCACAAAATAAAGCACGTCGCATCTGCAGGAATGGCACCTGGGGGCCGCTCGAATGGATCAATCCCCCCATGCAGTTGGGCATCGAGTACCGCACCACTGAGCGGTACAGCAACAAACCTGTGTTTGTGATGACCGTGGATGGCGGGGTGTTCCCGAACATCTCGTCAAAGATAATTGACGTCCAAATCCCGGATGCCAGCGACCAGGTAAAGATGCTTGATTGCTATGGCGTATTGGACAACGGAACGCAAATTCCGGGTCTTTTTGGAGAATCTGTTTTCGGCGCATCAAACTATCTTGGCCTGTCTACACAGAACGGGAATGGGAAGTTCACAATTTCGGTCGGGTCTAGCCGTATAGTCGGATTAAACTTCACCCTATTCTTGAAATACTGGAAGGAGGGCACATGAAGATCATCAAATATCAGCTGGCAACGGAGGTCAACCGCGGCACCCCTGAGGATCCAGATATCGAGACGGTGCTCTCCGGTGTTACGATGCCTTACACAGATTCAAATTACGCCATCGCCCAGACGGAGGCGTATCAAGGGCAGATTACCGTGGAGGACGATGGACAGCCGGAGCCGGAACCTGAACCGGAGTATGTGACCTATGCGGAGCTTGCGAAAGCAATCAGAGAGGGCGTGAACGAAGTATGACGGACAAGCAGTTTGTACTTACCACCATGCGGGATACCGGGCTTGCGAGGGCACAGACCCTCCAGGCCCAGGCCCTGGACATGACCGGGACGGAGCTGTATGCCTCCGAGGACTACATCCCCAACTTTACGGCGGCCTGTGAAGCCATGAACATGCTGGAGCGCACGGCGGGCTTTGTCTGCCGGTCCACGGCGGGGCGTGTGGTGCGGCTCCTCCAGCCCTATGACAGCACCATCTACACGGACGAGCCGGAGGACCTGCCCGCACAGTGGGGCTTTGTATGGTCCACGGACCCGGACAAGGCCCTGCCGTTTATCGCCATCTCCACTTCGCCGTATATGACCGGGGACTGCTGCACCTATGACGGTCACGTCTGGCGGTCCGGTCAGGACAACAACGTGTGGGAACCCAGAAGCGTGGGCGTGAAGTGGGAGGGCCTGGGGGAGGTGCCCAATGGCTGACGAGAAGTGCGTTAGAGACCCCCGGCATGACTGCTTTGGCCTGGAAGCAGCAGCCCGTCTGGAGGGGCGCATCAAGGCCCTGGAGGACTGGCAGCAGGACTCCAAGAAGTTCCATAACTCGTTCTATGACTGGCAGCGGGAGCAGATTGCCCGAGACGCCAAGCTGGACGAGCAGCTTTCCAACATGGATAAAAACATCGAAAAGCTGCTGGCAAAGCAGGAGGAACAGACGGCAAAACCGGGACGCCGCTGGGAAGCCATCGTGAACAAGTCCGTGTGGGCGGTGCTGGCGGCGGTAATTGCGTTTATTTTGGCCCGCATTGGGCTGTAAAAAAGCGACGCCCCCGAAGGAGCGCCGCAAGCCCGTAGTATTCGTTGTCTCCGTCCATTGCGACTTAACGCGGAGGGAGCGCTATCAAAACAGCACACGTCTGCACAACGGGCAATAACATCTTACATCATTAGAAACCGGCGGTCAAGCCGGATATTTGAAAGGAGCTACCAATCATGAACAAGACCATCAATAACATCATCGATGACTTCAAGAGCGGCAAGATTACTGCGGAGGATGCCAACAAGCTGCTGGTTGAGGCTGGCGCCGGATTTTCCCTGAACCCCGAAAAGAACCCCGACGGCGGATGGACCGAGGCAGAGATGGCGGAGGGATTCCTTCCCGGCGAGGAAAAGAAACCTCTTCCGGACAAGGTAGACATGGGCCGAAATCAGGCGCTTGCCGGACAAGTGGTTCGCCAGAATACCAAGCGCGGAAAGTTTGATGTGACCTATGATGCAGACGGTTATGCCGTCAAGGCCATCCGAGTGTAATCGGGAGGTCTGATATGGACATTTCCTCTCTTGGCATCACCGGAGTGGCGGCTATCACCGTCATCTGCCTGCTGATTGGGCAGGGCGTGAAAGCGTCCTCTCTGGACAGCAAGTTCATCCCCATCATCTGCGGCGTGTGCGGTGGCCTGCTGGGCATTGCCGGTATGTTCATCATGCCGGACTTCCCGGCCACGGACTACATCACTGCGGCGGCTGTGGGCATTGTGAGCGGCCTGGCTGCTACCGGAGCCAACCAGGTAATCAAGCAGCTGGGAAGTGACAGTAAATGAGCTACACGATAAAGGAGCAGCTGGCGAACTCCGGGAACTATGGCGGTTCCCGGAACGCCAGCCAAATCCGGTATCTAGTGTACCACTACACCGGAAATGACGGGGACAAGGCGGCAAACAACGCAAAGTATTTTCAGAACAACATCGTCAAGGCCAGCGCCCACTACTTTGTCGATGATACTACAGTCTGGCGATCTGTGCCTGATCTAAAAGTGGCATGGTCCGTCGGCGGCAGCAAGTACGCCAACGCCGATAAGACTGGCGGCGGCACCATGTACGGCGTTATCAGCAACACCAACAGCCTTTCCATTGAGATGTGCGACACCATCCGGAACGGTGTCTATCAGGCCAGCGAAGCAACTCTTGCCAACGCTGCCGCCCTGGGCCGGACACTGATGGAAAAGTACGGCATCCCTATTGAGAACGTGTACCGTCACTTTGATGTGACAGGGAAGCACTGCCCGTCGTACTTGGTGAACGCCCAGAAGTGGGCAGAGTTCAAGAAGAGACTGGAGGTCAAGATCATGGACAATACACCCAGCGGCGCCCACAAGGAGGGCGTGGAATGGGCCGTTGCAAACGGCATCCTGACGGGCAACAGCGAGGGGGACCTGATGCTCTCCCAGCCCGTCACCCGGCAGCAGATGTGTACCATGCTGTATCGGTTTTGGAAGTTGATTGGCCGATAATTGCACACGAAATTGCACACGCTTTGATTAAAACCGTTGCGGCTCTAGGGATATAACTGAATTTTTAGAGGGTTCGAATCTTTTTCTCTAACTCCGGCCTCCGTTTGGAGGTCGGGATTTTTTTGCTTTTCAGCATTTATCCGTTCAATAGCTCTCTTGATTTTTTCTTCTGTTCCAATTTGAGGTTTAGTACCAGAAAGGAGGTTTTTAATTGTCGTTTGGTGAACACCGGACAATTTTGCAATTCTGTATTCCGTTAGATTGTTTTTCTGCATTTCCTCTTGTAGCCATTGTGAAAAATCCATAATAAATACCCCTAAAAATAGTCTAATATGACTACGAGAAAATAGCCTAAAAATAGTTGACAATAATCTGAAAATAGTCTATAATTGGTCTTGCAATGAGGCGCAAAACACCAAGCCCGTTGATAGACAACCGGCTAAATTCTGTGAACTTTATCCTCCAAAATTAGAGTATCACAGCATTATCCGTTTGTCAAGAAACACTCTAATTTGAGGGGGTGAACTTTTTGCTATCTAAAAACCTAGCTAGATTGCAAGCAGAGCGGGGGGAGACAAATTACAGGCTTGCAAAGGAACTCGGGGTACATCAAACCACTATCCAGAATTGGAAGAACGGTATCAGGCCGCATCCTGTTTATTTAAGACTTTTGGCAGAACACTACGAAACTACTGTAGACGAGCTTCTTTCGGATGATCCTGAATAAAAGATGCCCCCGCCGATGCTGACACCACCGGCGAGGGCTGCGGAACCTATTGAAGCGACCAACAGGCCCGCGAGGTTATTATACACGCCTCCGGGTCAAATGACAAGGAGGTTTTTATGAACGAAAAAGACAGCATCAAAGACCTGGAGTCCCAGGCGCGCAACACCAAACACCTGATGGACAAGTTAAACCGAGCGGCCTACGGCATGACCTTTGACGAGGCAATCCGGCTGGGCAAAGAAAATCCCCCGCCGTGCAGCGAACACGACGAGGGCAAGGATTGAGCGAGTACAAACAATCCCTTTGGATACAGTATATCGCCTCCAAGGGGAGAAATCAAGGAGGTATTTATGATTGAAGCATTAACTGCGGCCGAAGCAACAGAAGTCCTTCGCAATGCGGGGCTGCGTATTACTCCGGAGACTATCCGGGATGGCATCCAAAAGAAAGTCTTCCCGTTCGGGGACTGCGTAATGGCCGAGGACGGCAAGAAAGTCAAATGGTGCTATATCTATAAGGCTTTGCTAGATCGCTGGATCGCCGAAAGAACGGTGAGCGCATGAGCATTGAAATGAGTATAGTGGCGGCAATCATTATCATTGGAACGGCCAAGGTTGCCGGATGGTTCATGCGCTTCCTTTCCTGGCTGGAGGGAGAGCGGTGAAAGTCGGAGACAAGCTGTGCCTGGAACCCACCATCCCCACCAGCGCCTTTGTGACTGCAAGGACAGGCCCGCAGCCCTGCCGGGTGGTCTCCATCAACGAGCGGCACCATCATTTCACCGTGGAGTTCGATTTCCCCGAAGGCAGCTTCCGGGAGACCTACAAGGAGGAATAACGCATGGACAAACAAGAGTTGAAAAATATTTTGGACAAGCACCTTAAATGGCTACGAGGCGAAGATGGCGGAGAACGGGCCGACCTGTTCGAGGCCAACCTGTTCGAGGCCAACCTGTCCAGGGCCAACCTGTCCGGGGCCAACCTGTCCAGGGCCAACCTGTCCGGGGCCAACCTGTTCGAGGCCAACCTGTCCAGGGCCAACCTGTCCGGGGCCAACCTGTCCGGGGCCAACCTGTTCGAGGCCAACCTGTCCAGGGCCGACCTGTTCGAGGCCAACCTGTCCGGGGCCAACCTGTTCGAGGCCAACCTGTCCAGGGCCAACCTGTCCAGGGCCAACTACATTGAAAAGGCAAAAAATTTATTTTATCCCATTGCCTGCCCGGAAATCGGCGCTTTTGTCGGCTGGAAAAAGGCAAGGGTCAAAACCAGCGGTCATGAGTGCATTGTAAAGCTGGAAATTACCGAAGATGCCGTGCGCAGTTCCGGAACAGGCCGGAAGTGCCGCTGCTCAAAGGCAACCGTTTTGGAGATTCAGGATTTAGAGGGGATTGTATTGGAGCAGGTCGCCGTCAGTGATAGAGATGAGAACTTCCATTACATTCCCGGAACTGTGGTCTCCGTTTCGGATTTCGACGAAAACCGCTGGAACGAGTGCAGCACGGGCATCCATTTCTATATTACCCGAGAAGAAGCGGTGAGGCATATCCTATGAAAAAGCTGACCCGCGAAGAGCGGCGGCGCCGGAGCCAGAGGCGGCAGCTGATTACATATCTCCTGTTTCTGATCTTGCTGCTGGCGTGGCTGGGAAGCTACCTGATTATGACGGTGAAAGCAGATCGGCCCGCCATGCACAAGCCGGAGCCCGCCACGCAGGACGGCAGCCTACCCGGCGACGATACCCCGGCCACCACTCGCTGTTATCTGACAGCAGAAAAGATCGAGGAAAACGAGAATGAGCTTATAGAAGCTGCTTTGCTGGCCCGGTCTCACAAGCTGGAGGACGTGACCATCACCTTCTACTGCTGCGAGAAACGGCCCCACATCTGTGGGACAGGCTCCGGCATCACAGCCAGCGGCAGGCGTGTAACGCCCTATGTGAGCTGCGCCGTGGATACGGACATTATACCGCTGGGCAGCACCATCATGATCGAGTACAACGGCGAGATGGTTTATCTGAGAGCTGATGATACCGGTCCGGCAGTCGAGGGGGACCATATTGACATTGCCGTCAAGGGGCACTCAGAAGCTTTATCCCTGGGCGTCCAGACGGCAGACATTTGGTGGTGCGAGGAATGAACGCACATGCGAAACGCCCAAGAGGCGAGTTGGGTCCCTGCCCAAGATGCGGATTGTATTCCGGCCAGCGATTGGCAATCGAGGGCAACCCGGATATGTTCCTGGTGGCCTGCGACGCCTGCGGATGGCGAACTCGGAAATTTACTGATATAAATCACGCGGTGAGAGCTTGGAATGAAGGGAGAACATGACATGACACTTTACGAGATCGATAAGGCCATTACTGATCTGGCAGACCCGGAGACTGGAGAGATCACCGACTTTGAGGCGCTGGACAATCTCCAAATGGCGCGGGACCAGAAGATCGAGAACATCGCCTGTTACTACAAGAACTTGGTTTCCGATGCGGAAGCCATCAAGGCGGAGAAGGAGGCCCTGGCGGAGCGGCAGAAAGTGGCAGAGAACAAGGCGGCGCGGCTCAAGGAGTATCTCTCTTACGCGCTACACGGGGAGAAGTTCTCCACGCCGAAATGCGCGGTGACGTTCCGAAAGACCACTTCCGTAAATGTGGACAACCCTTCCGCCGCCATCGAGTGGGCGGAGCTGAACGGGCATAAGGAGTGCATCCGGTACAAAGCCCCGGAAATCAGCAAGAGCGAGCTGGGCAAGGTCCTAAAGGCTGGGCAGGAAGTGCCTGGGGCTGTCTTGGTTGAAGGGATTTCTGTGGGGGTGAAGTGATGAACCTTGACATTTACAACAATGTCCGGGCCGTCCCCGCAGAGGCCAAGAAGGAGATCAGAGGTGGGCGGCTGAACGGAAAGACCGATATCAACCCTATGTGGCGCATCAAGAAGCTGACGGAGCAATTCGGCCCATGCGGCATTGGCTGGAAATACACCATTGACCGGGAGTGGCTGGAGACCGGAGCCAACGGGGAAATCTCCGCATTCATGGACATCTCACTGTACTACAAATACAACGGCGAGTGGTCCGAGGCAGTTCCCGGTACCGGCGGCAGCGCCTTTATCACAAAAGAGAAGAGCGGTCTGTACACCTCTGACGAGTGCTACAAGATGGCCTTGACGGATGCCCTCTCCGTGGCTTGCAAGGCCCTTGGGATCGCCGCTGACGTGTACTGGGACAAGGACAAGACGAAGTATGACAAGACCGATATTGCGGCGAAAGTCGATGTCACTACATGCGAGAAATGCGGGAAGGTCTTGGAAGCGTACAAGGACTCCAAAGGCGTCACGGTGTCGATCATGAAGCACGTGAACGCCAGCATGGAGAAGTTCGGGCACGTCTACTGCCTGGACTGTATTAAGGAGATGAACCATGATTGATTTGATCTCCGAGATCGGTCAGAAAAGCAAGCTGTTGGACGCCGCCGTGCAGGAGCTTGGGAAGCGCGGACGCTCCTATGCCCAGTCTGAACAGGAATACCGGATCGCCCTGGCAAAGAGAATTTTGGATGAACGGTCCAAAGGTACGCCGGTAACGATCATCTCCGACATCTGCCGTGGAGATCGGGAGATCGCAAAGCTGCGGTTTGAACGGGACTGCGCAGAGGTCGTTTATAAATCCGCCCTTGAAGCAATCAATGCCATGAAGCTGCAGCTCCGAATGCTGGATGCACAGGTGGAAAGGGAGTGGGGACATGCGGGCAGAGACTAAGGCAACATCTATTCCTCCGGAAGTCAAGAAAGCCGTGTACATCCGGGACAATGGCTTCTGTGTGCTGTGCGGCTCTCCATATGGTGATCCGGTGGCCCATGTGGTCCGCCGGAGCCAGGGAGGAAAGGGGATCGAGAGAAATATCGTGACCCTCTGCCCGGCCTGTCACAGAGCCTATGACGAGGGCACGAACATCCAGAGGCTAGGACGAGGCACCACCAGAGAAAGCCTGTACTGCTATCTGGTGGCGTATCTGAAAGGGTTTTACCCGGACTGGAACCGGGAGGATATGATCTATCACAAAGGAGTCGAAAATGCTGAATAAATGTTTTTTGCTGGGCCGGATGACGAAAGACCCGGAAATCAGACGGACAAACGGTGGGACGGCTGTCACATCCTTTACATTGGCCGTAGACCGGGACTTCAAGACCAACGGGGAGAAGGAGACGGACTTCATTGAAGTGGTTGCGTGGCGCAACACGGCAGAGTTTGTCTCGAAATACTTCTCCAAGGGCCGTATGGCGATTGTAGAGGGGCGGTTACAGATCAGAGAGTGGACGGACAAGAGTGGGAACAAGCGCCGTACAGCGGAGGTTGTGGCCGACAACGTGTACTTCGGAGACTCCAAGAAGGAGAACAAGGAGGCGCCGGAATACAAGCAGGCTGATTTTGCGGTAATCTCGGAGGAAGACGGCGATCTTCCGTTTTGAGGTGACACGATGGCCAGAAACTATGCTGCGCTCCCATGGGAATACAAAAGGGAGATGTCTGCACTCAACGATGCAGAGTTCGGTCGGCTGTGCAGGGCTTTGCTGGAATACAGCGAGTCAGGGACGCCGATAGCACTTTGTGGCAATGAGCGGTTTTTCGCCGAACGTGTCATGATGCAGGAGGACCGTTTTAAGGAGTCCTATACCACCAAGGCGGAGAAAAACAGAGAAAATGGGGTTAAGGGCGGGAGGCCTAAGAAAACCGAAAAAAACCCAAAGAAACCCAACTTAACCCAAAAAACCGAAACCGAAACCAAAACCGATACTATCTCTCCTAACGGAGAGAATAAATCCCCCCTATCGTCCCCCCAGGGGGAACGGTTTGACAGGTTTTGGGCTTTGTACCCAAACAAAACTGGGAAAAAGAAAGCCAGGGAGTCTTGGGAGAAACTGAAACCGTCAGAAGAGCTGACAGAAACCATTTTGGCTGCCGTTTCCAAACAGAAGCTATGGCCGAAGTGGCAGAAAGACGGAGGACAATATATCCCAAATCCCGCCACTTGGCTAAACCAGGGGAGATGGGAAGATGAACCACCCGAAGGAGGCGAAGATCCATATGCCAAGTTTACCTGATGCCTCCGCCTGGCTGCTCTACGACGAGAACGCCATGGACACTCGGAAAACGCTGTGGTTCGTGGCGGACGCCCAGGACGTGACCGCCATGGACAACCAGAACGCCGTGTGCCTTGTCTATGGGGCGGGCTTTGAGAACTTTCGGGACGCGCAGCCGTTTCTGAGTGCCTTCCCGTCTGTGTTCCTGGCTTTATCTGACCGGGAGACGGCGGAAGCTGTGGCAGACGCCCTCAAAGAATACGCGCCATCTGTGGCCGTGCTGCTGCCGAAAGAGGGAGCATTTGGCAAGAGTTCCCGCGTCCGGGACGTGCTGGCAACCGGGGGGAGAAAGGCCGTGGATCATCTGTTGCTGGGCGCCGTGGAACAGCCTATGGACGGCCTGCTGGACCTGGCGGACGTGGAGCGGAGGGACCCCGGCGCATCCGTCGCCGTCATGTCCGGCCTGAAAGCACTGGACCAGTCCATCGGAGGCTTTGCCCCGTCAGAGCTGTCCGTCTGGACTGGAAAGCGCGGCAGCGGCAAGTCCACGCTACTGTCCCAGCTGCTTCTAAATGCCATCGACCAGGGCTTCCCGGTCTGCGCATACTCCGGGGAGCTGTCGGCCTGGCGCTTCAAGCAGTGGGCCATGCTACAGGCCGCCGGGGCCGGGCATATCGAGCCGAAGCGGGACCCGGTGTCCGGGAAGCTGTATTACTACACGCCGAAGGAGATCGCGGACCGGATCGACGGTTGGTGGAAGGGGAAGTTTTTCCTGTACGACAACCGGGTGGCCGGTGCTGGGGACGAGGACAGCATCATTTCCGTGTTCGAGTATGCCGTTCGCCGGTTCGGCTGCTGTGTATTTCTTGTGGACAACCTGATGACCGCCCGATTCAGCGACCAGAGCGACAAGGACTTCTATCGGGCGCAGAGCCGGTTCACGGGGCGGCTGGTGGAGTTCGCCAAGAAAAACGAGGTGCATGTGCATCTGGTGGCACACCCCCGGAAGGGTGACAACGACAAAAAGAAGCTGCTGACCGCGGACGACATCGGCGGGTCGGCGGACATCACAAACCGGGCGGACAACGCCTTTTCGCTGGAACGGATGGAAGAAAAGGATATCGCGGCCTATGGGTATGACGCCGGGCTGAGCATCCTGAAGAACCGGTCCTACGGCTCAACGGCAAACATCCAGCTGGTCTATGATGCCCGGTGCCGCCGATACACAAAGAAGGGAGAAAGCGATGGAGTCTACGGCTGGGAACGCTGACTGGACCGCCTATGAGCGGGAGAAGAAAAAGCTCCAGGGATTGCCGCCGGACGAATACGAGGCAGCCCTGAAAGAGCTGGCAAGGAGGATGGGGATTTGATTTTTGAAATTCCGTATCCGCCCACCAAAAGGGGAAAAGCGGCCTGGAACAAGCGGTTTGGCCTGAATGCGTATTATGCCGGGAAACATTGGTCACAGCGGAAGCGGGACGCAGAAGAACTCCACTCTCTGGCGCTGTGGTCCATGAAAAAGGCGCATATCCGAAAACAGTTCGTCAAAGGTCCTGTCGAAGTCATTTTCCGCTGGAACGACGGCCTGGACGTGGACAATCACGCCGCCATGGGCAAGGCGTTTGTGGACGCCATGAAAGGCTACATACTGCCGGACGACAACCGGGAATGGGTGCGGAAAGTGTCCCATGAATTTTGGGAAAACGAGAGTATACAGGTGGAGGTAAGGCCCTATGGGCGAACTTGAACAATATCTAGTCCCCATCCGGCGTTACTCTGCTAACCCCTGCATGGATTGCTGCCTCCCAATCAGCAAGTGTCCATGGCTGCGGGAAGAGAAACCAGTACCGGGCTGGACAGCTAAGAAACGGACGTTTGTTGTTGGGAGAAACCGGGGCGGGCGGAAAACATGGGTGACTACATACGCCATCGAGAGCTGCCCGCTGGAAAGGAAGAGAGAATGATGGATGATATGAAGCGCGCCCTGTTGGGCGACCACGAGGCAGCCAAGCGGCTGACGGATGCGGGTGTGTTGCTGCCGTGTCCTATGTGCGGAGCCACAATAGACAGACAAGCCGAAAAAGACACCCTTATGCTGAATGAGTTTCAACTCGGAAAATGGTGTTTCATACATTTCTGCAATGAAACTTGTGACGGCGTAACGATTTACGGTAAAACCGAAGCGGAGGTTATCGCAAAATGGAACACTCGCGCGCCGATTCTGAGCGGGTCAGAGAGTGAGATGCTGGATGCCAAAGATTGAACTATATCACGATAATTTTCAAAACTTCAAGCGGTACAACATCCCAAAGGCCCAACTTGTGATTGCAGATATCCCGTATAACATCGGAGCGGATGCCTATGCCAGCAATCCCGTGTGGTATCAGGGCGGAGACAACAAAAATGGGGAGAGCAAACTGGCAAAGCAGAGTTTCTTCCACACAGATGGGACATTCAAAATTGCGGAATATATGCATTTTTGCAACCGTCTCTTGAAAAAAGAGCCAAAAGAAAGGGGACAGGCCCCGGCCATGATTGTATTCTGCGCATTTGAACAGATGCAGACAGTGATTGACTATGGAAAGCGATATGGCTTTTTACATAACTATCCCCTGTTCTTCGTCAAGAACTATTCCGCGCAGGTTTTGAAAGCCAATATGAAGATCGTTGGTGCCACAGAGTTTGCCATCGTGTTGTACCGAAACAAACTGCCAAAATTCCGCAATAACGGCCATATGGTATTTAACTGGTTTGAATGGCACAGGGACAGTGCCAAGGACTACCCCAAAATCCATCCAACACAAAAGCCCGTTGGATTGCTGAAGCGGTTAATCGAAGTCTTTACAGATCCGGGGGATATTGTGGTTGACCCGTGTGCTGGTAGTGGGGCCACCCTTCGGGCCGCTTATGAGCTGGGGCGAAACTCTTATGGGTTCGAGGTTGACCGGAATTTCTATCAAAAGGCAGTAAAAGAAATGATTAAACCGGCGACAAGAGCGCCAGAGTTTGAGCAGATGGAGATACTGGAGGGGATGGAATGAAGCCGATTTATGAGCCGAAAGGGAAAGCCAAAGAGTACGGTGACTATGCGCTGAATATCTACACTGGGTGCCCGCACCGTTGCTATTATTGCTTTGCGCCGAGTGTATTGCATCGAGACCGAGAGAAGTTTCACGCAGATGTCCGGCCCCGTGATGGAATTGTAGAGGCGACCAAGGCACAGTTGGAGAGGGAGCACATTACCGGAAGAATTATTCACCTGTGTTTTACTTGTGACCCATATCCGACCGGCTACGATACCACGCCGACACGGGAGATCATCAAAGTTTTGAAGGAATACGGGAACCGCGTCCAGATTCTCACAAAGGGGGATGGGAGCCGGGACTTCGATCTGCTAGACAGCGAGGATTGGTACGGCGTGACCATTGACGGCTCCGCCAGCGGCCCATACGCGCCGATCGACCGGATGGCAGACCTGTATGCCGCAAAGTGCAGGGGAATCAAGACCTGGTGCTCCTTTGAACCTGTCCTATACGCTGATGCAGTGCTAGACTGTATCGAAAATTACCATGACATCTTCGACAAGGTGAAAATTGGGAAGCTGAACTACTACCCGTCGAATATAGAATGGGCAAAGTTTGGGCGAGAAGCCGAAGCACTTTGTCAGCGACTTGGCCTGGACTACTACATTAAGGAAAGTTTGCGGAAAGAAATAGAGGCCCACCCATGAGCATGACGCTGGAAGAAGCGTTCTCGATTTTACAAGAAAAATATGACTATTGCAAATCGTTTTATGATTTGGCGGCAAACCCAGAAAAAGATTACAAAGAAATGGCAAAATATCTGCAAGCACTGCAAGCGGTCCTCGTTGCCCTCCGCCGGGAGCGAGTGGAAAAGGTGTGGAAGGGTGAGTGGGTTGAGCACCACAAGCACCGCGGAGGGTTTCGCCGTGTGACTGGCATGGATGACATGGGCGAACAGCATGAAGTTACGATTGACGAGCGCTGTGAATACGATGACCTTTACTGCTCAAAGTGCGGCAAGCAAAGCCCGGACAATTTCCTGAATTTTTGCGGTTACTGTGGCGCTCCCATGACGGACGAGGCCGTGGAGATGGTGATGGAGAGATTAAATAAATTGGAGGATTGAAAATGGCATACTATAGACTTCCAAGATTTCCGAATGCTTATGATTATGAGCGGGCGGCAAATTATTATAAAAAACATGGGGATTCCGCGAAACATTATGAAATGCGGGCAAAACAACTCGAAAGAGAGCTTCATGACAGAGAAGATGCACGGTTGAGGAAAGAATGGAGCAAATATGATTGGTGATGTTTTTGGGGGACTGATGATGGAGAGATTGGAGGCGCTACATAATGCGTAGAGGTAAAGGGGAGCTGACTTACCACCAGATGACCTGTGAGCTGAAAAAAGTTATGGCTCAATACAATAAACTGAAAAATGATTATAACAGTTTGAAAGAAGCACATAACAAACTGCTCGCAGAGAAGGGGGCGCCGAACGAGTGGGTGAGCGTGGAGGAGAGGTTGCCGGAGCCTGGGGAGCGAGTACTTGCTACGGGCTGCGGGTTTGTAGGAGAGTTTTACATCAACAAGCGTGGGCAATGGCAGCGATACAACGTTAATTGCTCCGAATTGCTTATGGCATTGGACATCCTGTATTGGATGCCCCTTCCGGAGCCGCCGGGAAAGGAGGGGTGAGGATGGGCAGGAAAGAGGCTGTGACCATCCTGCAAGAGAAACGGGATTTAACCCGGAAGCTCGAAGCCGCTGAAAAGTCCGCTGATTGGGCGGCAAAAGACAGAGTTGATTCCAGCAGTCTTAGGGCATCCCAGCATGGTCGATATGCCGATGCCCTAGACATGGCAATCTCCGCCCTGTCCCCGCCGAACGAGCCACTGACGCTGGAGGAACTGCGGGAGATGGACGAGCCTGTGTGGGTTGCCTGCAAACCCATCGAGGGCGGGAACGGGTACTGGTGTCTGTGCCAGCATGGGCATATCATCACACCTGCAGGTAGCATTTACAATGTAAAGGAAATCCCGCATTGGGTGTTTTACCGCCGCCCGCCGGAGGGAGAGGATGAAACATGACAAACGCAGATAAAATCCGGGCCATGAGCGACGAGGAACTGGCGGACATTTTTCTCAGAGCCGACTTTTGTAAGTGTTGTGAGCATGAAAAAGGCGGAGTATGCAATTTCATCTGTGCTTATCCAAACATTCCGATTTATGAAGGGTGCAGGCAAGCTGCATTGAAGTGGATGAAGCAACCAGTGGAGGTGGACACCTGATGGACATTGAGAAGCTGATTGAGCAGCTAAACGGATATTTTGAAGGGAAGGACCTGAAAAGAGGCGTTGCACTTGATGGCGCCACCACCCTCTCCGCACTCCGGGCCGAAAACGAGAGGTTGCGGGCCGAGCTGGAGCAGATGGCCGCATGTGTCTACTACAAGCAGGGAGGGCTATGCAGATACGGAGAGGAGGACCCGGCCAATGTCTGTGTGTTTGGCCCGTGCCCTCACCAGAGGTCTGCACAAGAGGTTCTGGCCGAGCTGGAGCAGGTGAAGCGGTGCCTTGAAATCGTAGAACACCAAAGGGAAGCAGCTATAGACGATATGACTGCGTTAATGGCCGGGCAGTGTTGTGACTTATGTGCCGTTGAATATTGTAACGACCGAGGTAAAACAGAAATGTGTACTGCATTCAAGTGGCGCGGCACGAAGGAGGGCTGACATTGAAATACAAAGTATCATTTAGCGGGTTTGCTTATGTTGAGGCGGATTCTCCGGAAGAGGCAGAGGAAAAAGCTATGTACGAGGATGATGCTGTTTATGAGGAAAAAAAGTGTGAGTCCGTAGAAGAAGTAGACGAATTTGCGGTGAGTTTGGAGGACTGACATGAAGCGGCTGACTATTTTTGACGGAGAATTTTGGGTACACAAGAATTTCCCGCCTGTTGAGGAAGATCAGGTCGATGAATTTATCGACTGTGTGAAAGAACTTGCGGCTCGCCTCGCCGCCATCGAGGACATCCTGGGCGACGAGTACGACCTTGACCGCCTCCGCGAACTGGCCCAGGCGAACAGGGAGGGGCGGTGCGTGGTGCCACCGTGCAAAGTCGGTCAAAAAGTAAAGGTTGATGTTCGCACGTGGGGAAACGTTTGGAACTACAAAACTGTTGAAAACGGGAAATTCCTGATTGGGGAAATAGTGGCTATAACAAAAACCAAAAAGCAAACACTTGTCAAAATTCGGGTTGAGCATAACGTAAGCTGGAAGCGCCCGACAAGACGATACCCAGCAAGTGCCATCGGCAAAACCGTTTTCCTCACCCGTGAGGAAGCCGCACTACGGAGGGAGCAGGATGGAGAATAAAACTATACCGCCGATGTATCCCACTGAATTTGTCGAACGGGAATTAGGGATTAGAACTGACTGCTATAACCATAGCTGCCCATTCAGGGTGAATGATACCAGCAGCGCCAGCCGCTGCGAGTGTACGGCCTGCCCGAATCGGTGTACGGGCGATTTCTCCATTGCGTGGAACCGGACGCTGACAGATGAAGAGTTGGAAATCATTGAACGGATTGTGGACGATCACGAACGAAGGTGGAGCGAATGAAGGAGTACATCGAGAGGACGGTCGCTGTCAAGAAATTTGAGAACTATCGCCGTGATTGCGAAGAAGAAAACGACGAAAGAGCTGCACAGATTTTTGAGGATTGCATATCCGAGCTTGTGGCTATCTCCGCCGCAGACGTTGTGGAGGTGAGGAACGGGAGATGGGAAAAGTTTTCAACCGCAAGCGGGATTATTTCAAGAGTTAGGTGCTCTGTTTGTGCTGGAACACAGCCGTTAACATTTGAGAGCATGCCATACTGCCCCAACTGCGGCGCTCGCATGGACAAGGAGGACGGGCATGAGATTAGCTGATGTTGACATGATTTATGACGAAGTTGAGAAACAATATAAAGGGGCAACTGGCATTGAACGTAACTGTAACCGTAATTTTCTTAATTTGATTTGTCATGCCCCCACCATCGACGCCGTGCCTGTGGTCAGGTGCCGCGAGTGCGTGTACAAGAATACAACCGATTGCCCAGCTTATGATGCCCCATTCATGCGCACCAGTTTGCGGATTAAGTTTTGTAGTGAGGGCCAGCGAAGGGAGGACGAGCATGAGCAGTGAAACCATCCCTTATCCATGCCATACCTGCCCACTTGGGCCAAGAGAGCTGTTTTGGACCTGTGATTGTGAGAAATATCAAAAGTGGTTGCAATTTACAAGCAAGTCAGATGCAAGTTTAAAGCAAGAGGAGGCCAACATGGACAAGCCGAGAATTTGCGAGGTGAACGTGAATGGGCAGATTGATTGATTTATCAGGAAAGAGGTTTGGCAGGCTGCTGGCTATCGAAAGAGATACAAGTAGAAGCCCAAAAGAACGAAAATATAGAACGCTTTGGAAATGCAAATGTGACTGCGGTAAAGAAGTTGTTGTTTGGGCAAACAACTTGGTAAGAGGGCACACATTAAGCTGTGGGTGCTACAAAATTGAAACTTTTATTGATAGAGAAACAGAACACGGAATGTCAGATACAAGGCTATACGAGATATGGAAAGGAATGAGACGCCGGTGTCTTGGCCCAAAAAGGAATAGCTACCACAACTATGGAGGGAGAGGAATTGTAGTTTGTGCAGATTGGGAAAATGACTTTAAGGCGTTTCAAAAGTGGGCGATTGAAAATGGCTATAAAAATGGCCTTACTATTGACAGAAAGAATAATGACGGTCCGTATAGTCCTGAGAATTGTAAATGGGCAACCATAAAGGAACAGGCCAATAACAGGAGAACGAATAGATATATTGATGTATTCGGGGAGCATTTGACGATTTCTGAAGCCGCCCAGAAGTATGGGATAAAACCTTGTACGATTAGAGCAAGAATTGAGCATGGATGGGCTCCAGAAAGAGCAGTATCCCTCCGCCCCGGCGAAACAGTCAAACTTGACGAGATCATCGGAGGTGCCCAATGAAATCCCCTGAGTGTGTATGCAAAACGTCAGAAGAGTACATTCGTGTTGCGTTAGCTCTAGAAACTCTTGCTTACCATGACAAAAACTACTTAGACAGTACATTCGCAAAGAGCAATGCTGCTATCAGTGAAGAGATACAGGCTTGCTTGCAGAAGGCTTTAACGATGATGGAGGAAAAACAATGAGAGAAATCCTTTTCAAAGCTAAGCGGCTGGATAATGGAGAATGGGTGGAAGGAAGTCTGATTACATACAAGGGCGGCACAGCATTTATCTGTTGCGAGGACTATATTCCAGATGTCCTAAACAAGTACGAGGTCGACCCCTCCACGGTCTGCCAGTACACCGGTCTGACCGA